TTCGCCGAGGTCCGTAAAGAAATTGGCCGTCACGGCCGTGGCGCGACCCAGCCGCGCCTGCAAGGTGTTGCCGAGTAGCTCGGAGGCTTTGCCGATGTCCTGGAATTGCTCGTCCGTGACAATCTTGAGCCGTGCCAGAGTGACTTCGACTTGCCTGGCGCGATCAATGCCCGCCGACAGCTCATTGACAAAGCCCGTGATACTCAGTTCGGGCAAGCGGAAGCCGGCCACGGCATCAGAGACCTGGCCGAATTGTGTGGCCAAGGGTCCGAGCGCTTTGCTAATCCCACCGGCAAAATCAACAGTGGCACTGCGGAATTTATCGAGGGCACCGAGCGCCTGCAAGATCGGCTGATTGGCGATACGAAAAGCATTGGCCAGTTGCTCGACAGCTTGTCGCTGCGCGCCCAGCGCAGCAATAGCCTGGTTAACGCCCGCTTGCAGCTGGGCGGCATTGAAAGCCGCAGTGATTTGATTAGTCGCCATCGGGGAAAACGCCGTCCGAAAATTGACTTAAATAAGGGGTGCCGTCGGCACCTACAACATACATTGCGCACCAATGGCCGCGATAAAGGACGTAAACATAGTTGCCCGGTCGGACGCGAAAATGGTATTGCTGACAGGTTGTCGCGACAGGATAACCGCGTTGCTGTGCTTCCCAACTTGTGAGCCTGGCGAGGGGTTCTTCGACCGCCGCGCGGTTGGCGAGTAATTCTTCCACCGTCTCACCGGTGCGATAGTGTGGCCAGGCAGCCCGAAACTGCTCATAAATCTGGGGCCGCGGCAACGGCGGTGGTGACGTGAGCCAGAACCGACCAAGCAAGAAACTTCCCAAAAGGGCGATCAAGATAGCATAGACATAACGCATGGTGGACCTCGCTTTCTAGTTAAAGCTAGATTACAAAGTCCAAGGGCTAGGGTAGTTGGGGCAAGAAAAAAGGATCAAGTGGTTTTGACCGAACCGCTTGTGCAGCTTATGCTGGTTAAAGAGTGGGGCGAGGTGGGCACTGGCATGCCCACCCCACCCTGTCCGAACACCTTCAGGCACAAGGGTCCGAACATGCTTCACAAGTCGCTGGCTCTCCTCTTTCTCGGGGCGGGTGTTTTCTTCGACACCTCACAACCCAAATCAGCCGCACTCGCCTCACCTATCTTAGCTTTTGCCATTCCGGGAAACAAATTACGCCGTCGCCCGAACAGCTTCACTCGTCTTGCCCCGACTCGCTACGGTGATCAAACCGTCGTCTACCACTACCAGGCGCTGCATCAGCGCGGGCAGGTTATCGGCTACCGGTTAACACGCCAGGATGGCATGGAGTTCATCCTCGACTGTTGGCTGGATAATTACTGGCCGTGTAGCTGTCAGGATTTTGACCTTCGTCTTGAAGAATGTCAGCATGCCCGCCGCTTGCGCCAGCATCTCAAAAATTTAGCGTTAAAGCAGTCAACATAGGTTCCAAGCCTGGAAAACGCTCCGTGGCAGTGGCCAGGGACGTCAGCAAAGCTTGCGTCCCGCGTTCGATCGAGTGCCAGTGCGTTTCATTGACTTCATAGTAGTCAATGTCCACTTGCAGATTAATGGTGAAGCCATCCGCCTGCACTTGGGCGACCTGTTCGGGCCGCGTCACCAGACCCAAACCACTATAAGGGGTCTTCAGGATCTTACCGCCGGTGCGTGGGTAATAATACTCACGGCGTTGGGCGCCCCGACGAAAAACGGTTAGCACCCGCGCACTGAGCTGTTCAGGCTGCGGTGTGGCAAAGTAGCGAGTTAAACCAGCCAGACTCCCGGAGAGGAATCCTGTACGGACGGGAATAAGGGGCAAGGCCGCCTGGAGGAATTCCTGGGTCGCCCGTCGTGCTTCGCTGTCGAGCCATTTTTTCACGACCAGGGTAGCAACCGCTGGGTCTATGGTAGCAAGCGTCGCTGTTAGCGTAAAGCCAGCCATCGCATTTTTTCAGCTGAATCGGTTAGATTTTGGCGCCGGCCAGCGCGGCTTGCCAGCGGGCCGTATCTTGTTCGACAATCTGGCAATAGGCCAGCAGGCGGGCTTGCGCCTCGATGGTACAGTCTTCCCAGCTGGCGGCCACGCCGGGCGGACGCACGCCGAACAACTGGCAGGCTTTCCAGACGGTGAAGTTGCCGCTGCGGCCTTCGGGCAAATAGAGCTTTTTGCCTACGCCAGCGTAGCAAAGAAAAAATCGCGGGCCTCCTGCAAGCGTTTTTCCGAGAGCGAATTGGCAGCCAGGCAACCTTCTTCGACCAGGTTAATTTCCGCTGGCGTCAGGCCGGCTTGCTCCAGCTCCTGCCGCCAGCGCGACCAGGTGGCTGGCTGCTCACGCTGCACTTGCTCCCACTCGATCGGCGCCAGCTCGCCGCCAGCAAAAGAGGCGGCCTTGAGCGACTCGATCACCAGATAGTGGAAACGCAGCACATTGAAATCGGCCAGCTCGCCGCGATAGACCGGATTGTCGGTGTCATCCTGTTTGACGCCGCCGGGCAAGAGCTTTTTGCCCGGTTGCGGCTCGCGGCACAGGGCATTGAAGCGGGACCAGTCCCGCACCGGCTCACAACGAAAGACGAGGTTGTGCGGCCGGCGCGGGAGAACAACGTACTCGATGTTGACGGAATGAACTTGTTGACCGTGCAGTTTCACAGGTTAACTCTCAACGCGGGTCACTTGAGCAAAGGCGATATTGCACTTGGCGGAGATGTCCACTTGCGCATTCTTGACATCGTGCGCCAGCTCTTCCCAGAGGAAATTGTCAAACTGGTACAGCGTCGGCGCCACCGTGGTACAGGGCGGCGTATCGGTCACGATGAGCCGCACGCTGTACGGGGTACACGGATCGGAGGCAGCGTTGACATAATCCGCCGCGGGACCAGTCCGTTTGAGGAACTCTTCAACGGTGGGCGGATCGTTGGTCAACGAAGCCAGCGATTCCCAGGTGAACGACACCTTGACCTCGACCGGCGAATCATTGCCCAGGCGCACGCTGTCGATGCGACCGCGATCGAGCTTGTACTCGACGTTGCGTTTCTCGGTGTAGGAGATATTGCCTTCACCGATCTTGACGTTGATAAAGTGCGGTAGATAACTGATGGGGTCGTTATCCGGTACGACTTGCTGCGTGGCCGGCGTAAAGGTGATCGACGTCGTCGCGCCGAGCGTTTCCGTAGACGAGCTGATCTTGTGGGGGATGGGCAAGCCAAATTCATCGACATCACTTTCGAAGGTGATGTAATCGCCCACGACGACGGCGCCCGTAAAACCGTCCACATCTACACTCGTGACGCCGGCCGGGTAGCCACCCAGCGGCGTGATCGCCGCATCGTCGGCCACGTCCGCACCCAGGGCGGGTGTGAAGGTGATCGACGTGGTCGCGCCCAAAGTTTCCGTGTGCGCCGTGACGGTGTGAACGACACTGTCGCCGGCAATGGTGAAGCGTTTGCCCGTGGTCACAGCGCCGGTGAAACCATCGACAACGACGGTGGTCGCGCCGGCCGCATAGCCCGACATGTTATTGATGGCGCCGGTGCCAATGCCGGTCCAGGCGGGGAAGTTGATGAGACCCGTGCCGATGCCGGAAGGACCGGTGTAACCGTCCTCCAGACGCACGGTGAGGTTGCGAAGGCTGATGACTGCCATGAAAGCTCCCTGGTGGAGTTAATTGGAAAGGTACAGTTCGTAGTAACCGGAAAGGCTTTGTTCGCGTTGGGCCATGTCAGGGTCGATCTGGCCGATCTCACCGACGATCAGGCACTTGCCGCCGACTTCCGTTTGCTGCAAGCAACCTAACAGCGGCGGGTCGTCCACACCGACGGCATATTGATAAACCGGGATGCCGTGGGTAAAGCCCGCCAGCATGGCGCCGGCGTTACGGTAAATCTTGTAGGCATCCTGGTCATCGTCGCGGCTCACGATGAAAAGGTTGATCTCGACGAGGAGCTTGAAAAAGCCCTTGGAGTACTCCTCGATGACCGGGCCGGTCAGACGGATCTCGACATAGTCGCGTTGATTGACGATGGCATCGCGGCCCCCGCCTTCGATGAAGAACGGCAAGCCGGCGGCCGTGGCCACGTCGGCAAACCATTTATTGACGCTGGCGTGCAGCCAGAGAATCCAATCGGGGTTCATTAGATAATCTGGGCATCAGCCGTTTGAGTAAAGCGAAGCGAGTCAAAAAGCGGTGGATCAAAAACGGCATCGCGCGGCGTGCCTTCACAGCGTTTGACGAGCACGAGATAGGCGATGCCGGCTAGATCTTCAATGTTATTGGCCTCGTAGCGTTTGCCGTTGAAATCGAACTCCGTTTCCGGGGTAATGACCACGCCGGGCGGCAGATCGCGGCCATCAATTAACAAGGTGTGCAGTTCCTTGGCGAAAAACCCACCAAAAGCAAATTGCCGCCCGGCCGCGTGATTAAAAGGCTGCGTAAATAGCTGCACGACGTTGAGTTGTTTGGGAATGACCACGGCGCGGCGCAGCTGGTACTTGACGCGCGTCGTGGTGCGCTGGCCGGTGGTGGTGTCCACCGGCGCAGCGGCCACGTTTTGGTAGACGCCAACGCTTTGCCCATAGCGACGTTTCAGATCGTAGATCAGACGCCGGACAAAGACGCGCTGATTCATGGTTTGACCTTGAGCACCGTATCGAGCTTGCCATTGATGGCGAGTACATCCCGACGAAGCACATCCACGTTCTTCGATTGTACGCCCATGATGTCGGTCATCTTTTTGAGCGTCTCGGTATTGGTCAGGGTCGCTTTTTCCGTTTGCTCGACCAAGGCGATATGCGAGATGGCAATGGGCTTGACGACTTCCTTACCGACCCAGAGCACAATGCGGAAGGCGAACCAACAAAACACGATCAAGAGTGCCACCGGCACGCCGAGACGCTCGGCGATTACCATAAAGTCCATAAGCCCTCCGGGTTGGAGAGGTCGGGGCGTCCCTTCCGGGGCGCCCCGCTTGCGGCTTAGCCCAGGAGGACAGCGCCGAGATTGGTATCCAGGATGGCCACGCCGAAGAGCATGTCGAGGGTCACGAGGTGGCCCTGCTTGATGCCCTGATAGCTAATGGTGGCGCGCATGCTGAGGTTGTCGTCATTGACCACGGCGCTAACGGCACCGCTACCGGCCCGCGGCTGCGCCAGCGGACGGCTGACGATGGCAATGGCGTTGCGATGGAAGGCCAGGTTATAGGAACCGGCCGGGCCGACGTTGATGTGAGCGTCATCGGCGACCGCAGCCACGAGCGGACGATCCAGGAGGATCGTCTTATCGCCGGTATCCACCTGCGTGATCGTGTACTTGGTCGAGGAAGTGCCGAAGGTCACAAACTGGCCGACGATGGGGTCGAGGGTAAAGGTATCGTAGGTGATCTCCTTGGCCCAACCGGTGGCATAACCACCACTCTGATTGACCTGGCCGTGCGTGTACACGGTGATGGCGGCGTTGTTGGCCACCGCCTTGCGCAGGCCGGGGCTGATGGTGATCTGGGTCGTGTTGCCCAGCGTCTCGGTGTGGGCCGTGATCTGCTGCGGGCTGTCGTCGCCGTCGATCACCAGCCAGTTGCCCGTGACCAGGGCGCCGGTGCCGGTGTCGATCGTCAGGACGGTATCGCCAGCAATATAACCGCCGCTGTTGTTGATCAAAAAGCCTGTCGTCACATCCGACATGTTGCTGGTGACTTCGGCCGTGTTCTGACACATGTACATGTCAAAACCGTACTTCGTACCCAGCGCGCCCTTGATCAACGCCTGACCCTGATCGCCGACCGCGTAAGCCTGCGTGAACTGCGCCAGGCTCAGGAAGGTCGCTTCCGTCGAAGGCGTCAGCAGCAGGTTGCGGCCGTCCATGTACGCCTTGTTGCGGTTCATCTTCTCGCGCGTGCCGAGGATGAAATCAATAGCGTTGCTGGAGCTGACCTTGGTCAGCTGGCCGTAGGCATTGCCCAGGAACTGCGGGTACTGGCCCAGCACGGTGCGATCGACCTGGCGTGCCTGCGCCAGCATGGCCGGCGACAGGTAGATCTCGACCAGATCCTTGAAGGACTTGGTCTGTTCGCTGTCGCGGATGAGGAAGCTGACGTGCATGTGCTGATTGAGCACAACCGGCACATCGGTTGCCGTGGCGTCCTGAATGTCCACGTCATCCGAAGGTGTCTTGCGCTTGGAGACGAACTCGCCGGGCCGGCGCGTGTGGACGGTCTCACCGTAGTTGGCGACCACGTCGCTGAAGTCCGTGTGGACCAGCTGGGCGGCGACCATGTTCTCGCGCAGGATCGCCAGGGATTCCTGCGCCCACAACTCGGGAATGAACGGGGTCACGTCGTTGTCATAAGCAGCGACGTAGGGGGTAGCAGCGAGGAAGGATAGCATCCGCTCGCCACAAGCGATCGTAAACATGCGTGCTCCGTAGGTTACTTGGCCCGCGCACCCAGAGGCGCCCAGGGCTGTTTCTTGCGATATTCCAGGTATTCTTTATGAGACATCTTGGCGATGTCCTTGGGGGCGGTGGGTTTGCCACTACTGCCGCCCAGGCCGCCGGCCACACCGGCGCGGAACAGACCGGCGTACTCTTCCGGTTTGTCCTTGAGGATCTCGAACACCTTGTTGACGGGATACTCGACGATTTGCAGATTACCGTCCTTGTCGGTGTCTTCCAGCTTGACGACCGGGACGTACTTGCCAGGAATCACGTTACCGTCCTTGTCGCGTGCCTCGGTAAGCCGAGTCTTGGGTAAGAGCAGATCGAGAACAAGTTTGGGGTTATGCACATCGGCCTTGGCCGAAGCGGCGAGCAACGCATTGGTCATGACCTCGCCTTCGAATTTGTTACGCCAGGTGTCGCGCTCCTGCGTCAAGGTGTCGGCCAAACGTTTGGCTTCTTCTTCGAGCTTTTTCTTTTCCTTCTTGGCCAACTCCTCCTTGGTCAGGAGGGAATTGCGTAACTCTTCGATTTGCGTTTCCAGCTGCTGGCGGACATGTTCGGAAGCGCCCTGCGCTGCCTTCATGTCTTCGAGCTGCTTGATGGTCTGGTTGACCGCCTTTTCATGCTTGCGGCGTTCGCTGGCCAGGATGCGATTGACTTCACTTTGCGGCAGCAGCTTTTCCTTACCCTTCTCGCCGCCTTTGTCGGCATCGCCACTATCCGGGTTGGCATCGCCGGACGCATCGTTACTGCCACCGTCGCCACCGCTGTTGTCACCACCTTCGTTATCCAAGGTCAGGTAGAAAGGGAGAGAAGCAGTCCAATCGAACATGGGGAATCCTGCACCCGCACTGAAGAAAAAGCGACAAGCTAGCGTGCGGTAGCCAGTTGTCGGGAATCCCGTCCACACGGACGGTATTAATTACCGCGAATCAATTGGATGTTGCTGGGGTCGCGCAGATAAGGGTAAAGCAATTGCCAGGCGCGATCCGAGGGAATGCCGGCGGCCAGTCGCCGCGGCAGAAAACTGCGATCATATTTCGTCGTGGCAACCCAGGTGTCCTGAACAACGGGAATCAAATTGGCTTCGGTTTCCGGGTCGTAATCGCTGAGGAGTTCCAGCGCGATCCAGTAGCAAGCCTGCTCGATGGCCAAGGGTACGTCGGTATCGCCATCCCGCGGAAACTGCAAGTCTTGATTCGCGTCTGTCTTGTCACCAATATAATTGAGCCGATCAATCAGTTCCGTAGCGCCGAGCAACGCCTTGGCGCGATCGCCAGGGCTGGTATCGAACCAGGCCGACGTATTCAATCGCGCGGTGAAGAAGTCGTCGGCGTCATTGACCGTACCGTAGAAGCTACTCATCCGGCCACCTTGACCCCTTCAAATTCCAGTTCAATGTCAATGCGTTCTTCGTCGTTGAGCCACCGGGAATTCGCTTGGAACTCATAGGGCACCGACAGGCACGCCACGTACCAGACTTCGCCCTTATGGTTGTCCAGCCGCATGATTTCCGTGCCATGATCCGTGAGGAAGTCTTCCAGTTCGAGGGCCTTTTGCCGACCCAGCTGGAAGGCATATTTGAGTCGGCGCTTGGTCGAGCGGCGGGCATAGGCATACGTCAAACCCGTCATGGATTTCTTGACGTTGACGCTGCCGACGCCAGCCTCGGAGTCGCCGAATTCGGGGCAACGCAGGACAATGGCTTGCGAGGGAGCCGTGAGCGTGAAGTGACATTTCGGGCCGACCACGACGGCCCGCGCCGTCGGCTGCACATACACGATCGGCTGATTGGTAATGAGGGTCAGTGGTCGTGAGAAAGCCGCCGTGAAATCGAGAGTGTTCGTTGCCGACAGGTTGCGGATAACATTGACCGCAACCGCCTGCGCCAGGCTTAAAGCCTGCGTCGCGGCCCGCACAAAATCGACGAGCCGATCCGACTGGCTGTCCAGCGTCAGGGCACTGGCCGCATGAGCCGTGCCGACCATGCCGACCGATTGCGTGAAGCTGAGGCTACTGTCGCCGTCCACCAAGATGGGCGTGATCGCCGTAGCTGCCGCGACCGCGGTGAAGGTCAGCGTCAAGCTGGCGTCGGCCACGACAGGCGTAATGGCCGTGGCGTTGGCGACCTGGGTCCAGGTCAGCGTTGAGTCGCCATCGACAAAGACAGCCGCCCGCACCGTCCATTCGGCATCCTCGGCGAAGGCCAGCGTATGGCTACCATCGGCCAGGATCGGCGTCACATGGACGAAGGTCGCTGACTGGGTGAAAGTCAGCGCGTGATCGGCGTCTTCGTTGAAAGTGCCATTGAGTGTGTACGTCGCTGACTGTGTCCATGTCAGCGTGTGGCTGGCACTCTCATCATGCTCGGTGCCACTGGCAGCGGTGCCGCCCAGCACAAAGCTGCCCAGCTGGGCCGAACCAAGTTGGCCGGTGAATGCCACAAGTGTTACGCCTCATGCCAGCTGATGCAGTTAATCGTCGCCGTGTTGGCCAGGCCCACCGAGTCGATATAAAAGCCAATCTGGTCGGGCGTGATGAAACTGGTGCGGCCGTTGGCAAAAATCTCGTAGAAATTCACACCGTCATACGAGAAGCGAAAGCGGCGATTGGTGCCGTCATCGACGATGCGCAACCAAATGGGGTTGCCCGATTCGATACCGATGATACCGCCCGGCGTCGAACTATACGAAGTCGGGCTATTAAGATTGTTGACGTACTGCTGGCGACCGAAGCCTGTGGCTAATCCCGTCGCATATTGGACCAACTTGCCAGAGCTACTTTCGCGCAAAACCAGTCCGAAGGAGCTGGTATTAGCCGACTGCTGCATGTTGATCCAGAAGCAACCCGTCGCCGTGTAGTTGCTGGAAGCCGCCAGCGATTTGACACGCGCCGACAGGTTGAGACTGGCTTGCGTGGGCACGGCCAGGGCCAGGCCCGAGCCATTTTGCGTGATCGTCGAGCTGTTCTGATTGACCCAGCTAAATTGGCTATTATCGGGCGGATAGAGCTGAATGCCCCAGGGCGTGTAATTGAGATAGCCACTACCGTTATTGTAGAATAGGCCGAAACCATCGGTAGCCGTGTACAGGCGGCCGGCCTTGTTCTCACTGGGCAGGGAGCTGTACGAACCGACGCTGATCTGATCGAGGAAGGTTTGATCAATCGAGCGTGCGGTCATGACGTGCTTGACGGGATCGCCGGCCGTGTGACTGGCTGCCGTCGTGCCTTCCTGGCCACGCACAACCGTGCAAGTGATCAAGGGCGGCGTGCCCGGGGTCACGGCGGTGACCTTCATGATCTCGCTGCCGATCTTGATGGAAAACAAGCCATCGGTCGGGAAGGTCGAGCCATCGGTGATGTCTAGCGACGTGACACTATTGTTAATGTTGGCGTCGAGAAAGTCACTGGCATCGTTGGAGTAGCGTTCTATAGCCAATTACCTGCCCTCCCCGCGCGTCTTGTTCACGACCTCGGTATCGAGGGTGGTGTCTTGTTGAGAATCTTGTTTTTCCTCGGCCGGCGAACGGAGTTGATTGGGGTCCATATCCGGCACGCCCCGCGCGGCGGCGTTGGACGACTGCGCTTGCTGAATGCGGGCGGCGCGATCGGCATGCTCCTGCGCTGCTTTCTCGACAGCATCGTCGGGATAGCCGATGATTTCCGCCACCGTCTTGAGATCGACCGCACCCATCGCCACGTCTTGCGTCAGGATGTCCACCAAGGCCGTGCCGCCCGGCGCCGCGTCAATTTCGCCCAGGATCTTGACCATTTGTTCCGCGGTAATCTTGCGACTCAGGACTAGCTGCACAATCTGCTTGGCAATCTCTTTCTGGGCCGTGATGGACGGGGCGACGCGGATTAGCTCGACCAGGGCCAAGGCTTCGTTGCGGCGTTCCTCGTCGGTCTTGATGGCGTAGGTTTCGGGATAAAAGACCGTGGCCGGTTGACTGCCTTCATACATGGCCCAGTAGTCAGCAATCTTCCGTTCCATGTTTTCCAGTTCCAGGCCGATATAGGCCAGGCCGCTTTCTAAGGGCGACTGATCCATCGCCTTGGAATCGGCGGATTGCTGGACGGCCAGATTGGCGACGGCCAGGTGAACCAGCTGGCGAATCTCCGCCTTGATCTGGTCCTGTTTGCGCATGGACGCGGTGAGCGGCTCGCTGGAGGGGTGGATAAACTGCGGCGGCACCAAGCCCTTGGCGTAACGGCGGCCCTTGGTGGTGCCCACCGTGGCGGTACGGTCGGCCGCTTCGGTGTCCGGCCGCGCATAAGGATTCTCGGTCAGCGGGTCAAATTGCTCAGTGTAAAACGGAAAATTCGAATACAAGGCATAGGACAGATCGCTACTTTGCAAATTGAGCAAGGCAATCTGGTAATTGGCCGTGTCTTCGAGCAGACTGGCGCCGAGGTCGAGGATCACAAACGGGATGCGCGGGATGTTGAGGTCGATCACCGAATCGGGATTGCGCAACCCTTCGACATCGACCGGGCTGCCTTCGACATCGTAGAATTGCACCTTGACGTGGCCATCGGCCAGCCAGATGCGTCGATAACGAGTGACGCGGCCTTTCGGTAGACCTGTGTCTTTGTCGTATTCGAGGACATAATCTGTCAAGAGGACATTGGCAAACTCGGCGCGATTGGAGCTATCGTCATAGGTCCAGCTGCGAATGTCCTCGACGCGATAGAGATAGATATAGGGCCGCAAATCCCTAACATCGGCGAGCGTGACGCCATAAAACTGCGGATAATCCACGTAAACGCCGACGCGGCCCATGCCCAGCAGATCGGGCAGGACTTCCTTGCCAATGAAAGATTGCATGCTGGCGCCGGTTAGATCGACGCCGCCGTCTTCACCAAGAATGGCCCGTTGATAGGTCTTGGAGCCGCCCAGACGCTTGACATCACGCAGCCGGGGAAAAATCGAGTTGCGGATCTCCAGCAACGCTTCCTTGGCGAAAGACGGGTTATAGGTCAACGCCGTCCGCAACTGAAAATCGGCATCACTCTCGCGTGGAAATTGCTCCAGGTAGGTGTTGATGAAGCGCTGACCGCTCGACATGACAAAGCGATATTTGCTCCATTCTCTAATCTTGTCACTGTACTCGGGATGTTGGATCTGCGCCATCGAGATGTTAGAGAACATCACGCAACCTCCTTTACGGCACAGTACCGCCAGCCCAATCCGTGGTGATGTTTCTGTTTACCCTTGCAGCACTTGGTAACAGTCGCCGGATCGTGCCCGTCTTTCTTAGTTTCGATTGTTGCCGAGTACGATTTGATGGTCTGTCCAGTTCCCAAATCGAATGATTCCACAGGTTTTCTACCGGCAATGGCGTTTACTAAAGCTCTGGCTCTTAGTTGCTCTAACGGCGTCCGACGAATTGTTTCTCTCATGTTATTGGCGCGAATCACTCGAACAGAGTCAGAAGCTATATAACCGCTAACTCCATCGCCGCCGTCGGTGTGATTGCATAGGCAGCCAGTGCCAATATCACGACGGCCGTAGAGCTTGATGAGCATGCGCTCCTTCTCAAACGCTTGTTCTTCAGTCAGGTTTTCATACAACTTCAAGACAAGCGGACGAATTCCTTGTCGTTGCAAGCTAATGAGCTTGCTCCGAAACATTCCGCGAGTTCGGCTCTTATACAGTTGCAGATGCTGATAGCACCTGTCACCCCTTCCCTTACCTATGTAAATGGGTGTGAACTCGCCCGGAACGTAGTAGGCGTAGACGTAGAAATCGGAGTGCATAAGGCGATGAAGTGGAGTTGAACGGTAAGACGTTAGGAGATGATGTCGTGATTGGCAGCAAAGCTCAGCGCCAACGGAATAGCAATTTCCGCGTAATTGCGGGCATGCGAGTGATGATCCTCATCCTTGTCAATCTTCACATATTGCCCAACGGGATTGCCGAGCTTGTCGTTGCTGACCTTGCGCACGAGAGCCTTGAGATGCGTTTTGTATTCTTCGCCGATATCGAGCGGCAACTGGATCAAACCTTGGCGAAAGCGGCCTAAACTGGCATCGAGCCAGCTAGTACGATCGACCGTCACCAGCGGTTCGACCTCGTTGTCCTTCGATCGCTGGATCAATTTGCCCTGCACGCCTTGACCATAAAAGCACAAGCGCACGCGGCCAAAATTGCGACTGGCAAACTCCAGCGCTTTGCGGCGTTCAGGCAGCGAATCGACGACGCAGGCGTTGACCTGATAGTCGCGCAGGAGCTTGTCGAGTTCCTCGAATTGCTTGACCTTGCCCGCTTTCAAGACCTTGACGCGCACCTGCGAGTTGATGTCGGTCGTGGCGGCGCCGGTCACGAGCAGCTCATCCACTTCGTAGTGCAGCCAGCGGCTGCCGACATCGACGCCCATCGTCACGAAGTTACGGCCTTGATATCGCTCGACACTGGCGTAGCCGCCGATACAGGCGTTGATCTGTTCGTCGGTGAGCCGCGCGTCGGCCGGGATGAACGGCAGGCCCATCTTCGAGTTCCAGAACTCGCGTTCCGCCGAGGGATTGCCCTGTGCGTTGAGCCAGTACTCGGCCAGCGCCACCGGGCGACACACCTCGGCACTCGAATAGAGCTGATTGATATAGAAGCCGCGGGCGTCCCGATCGGTGCGTTCGGCAACCCAGATCCCGTTGGCCAGCCAGTCGGATTTCGTTTCGTGCGGCAGAACGGCCTGGCATTCTTTGCAGATCAGGTGACTATCTTTCACCTTGGGGTCGAAGCGGTCCTCGGCCGTAATCACGAGTGATTCAGGAAAGATCAGCTCGGTGTGCCGCGAGCAGGCCGGGCAGCGGAAAAAGAAGTGCTCCTGGGTGGTGTCCTCGAAGAGCAGGTCGATGCCGTGGCCGGGCAGGGAAGGCGTCGAGATCGCCCAGATTTTCCGCTCGTTCTGGCCGGCGGTACGCTCCATCGCCAGGGCGACGTTATCCTTGTCCATCTCGTCAACCTCGTCGAGGACGACCAGGCCGACGGGGATTGATTTCAAGCCCGAGCGGGAGCGGGCGCCGCGGATGTAGAGGTTGACGCTGCCGGCGCGCTTGTGACCGACGTTCTTCACGTCGGAAAAGATCCGCGCCAGGTGCGGGCTGAGTTCGAGAGCCGGGTCGAAGCGACCCGAGCTGAAGTCCGTCGCGTCGGGCGCCGCGGCGGGGAGGACGTACAGGCAATCGGTCCGCTTCACGTCGATGTGGAAGAACACATCGTTGAGGGCCGTCTCCGTGAAGCCGACCTGGGCGCACTTGCGGCCGACGTTGAAGTCGGCTTCGCTGTCGTGCATGCCGCGTAGCCAGGGGTGATGCTGGAAGGTCCACGGGCCGGGGAAGGGCTTGCCCATCACCCGGTACTTCAAGGCCCAGCGCGAGCAGCTTGTAACCGTTTTGCGCGAGAGGCCGGCGGCGATGCGTTCGACGAGAAGCTGGGCGAGGTCATTCATGAAGAGCGCGCTGTGATGATAGCCTGCGTAGCTTGGTCAATAATTGCTTGAGCCCAGTCGCTCACCGCTTTGGGCGTATTCTTGCCGTTGACCACACACAAGGCTGCCAGCAAGCGCGGAATGGCCAGACGATCGGTTTGTTCATCGGCAGTCAAAGAGGCGGCCACAGCAACTTGTTGATTCGCATCATAGCCATAAGGACCGAGAAAATCCGGCATGGCCGCCAGGGGTACATCATCTGGATATTGGGCGCGCCCATAGCGAATATTCGTCAGGCGTCCGTTGCTATAGCGGCCGACAATCACTTGAGTGATTCCTGATAACCTACCACATACAGATAGGCGCCGTTGCCCGAGGAGGTATTGGAGGTGACGTAGTCAATCGCTTGATTGGCATCGCAGGCACAATCGACGGTCACTTGAATGGCGGCATTAAGCAGGGCCAGCGCGGCATAGAGATTACGTGTCGTCGTGCTATCACCGCTGCCGCGTGCTCGCACATGGACTTCCAAACCAGCCGTGCCGCCAGTCACAACAGAGATACCGAGTCGCAAATAGGTTGCGGTCGGTGGCACACAACCCGAAGCGAGGACATTGGTCCAGCTGGTATTGGCGGCGTTGGCCAAAATTTGCGTGCTGTTGGTGCCACGACCGATTTCGTACTGATACCAGCGTTCCGCGCCATTGCCATACTGGAGGAAAGCGAAAAAGGCGCTGCCCGTCCACATGACGGAGCCGATGCGGCGAAAATTGCTCGTGTAACCGGAGATACCGTAAGGCGTCGTGCGCTGCGTACTGAGATAGACGCCCGTGCCAGAGTTGCCTGTCGCTAGATAGACATGCAAGGCGGCTTGCGAGGACGGTAGAGCACCGATTTGCGCCGTAGCACCACTGGCGGTCGCTGACGAATTACCCGCGAGGTTCAGCGTCGTGTCACTGGTGATCGAATTGATACGCTGAACCGTTTGGCTGGCCGCTTGAAACCAGGCATTTTCGATGATTAGCGGGGCGGCGCCGCCAGGCGAACCGCCCGGAATCGCCGTGATCGTCTGAATCACCGTGTCACTGTCTACGGAGGAAACACGAGCAAAACCTTTGGCCGGCGTGCCGATTAGATCGCCAGGACTGACCTCGCTTAAAAACTTCGTGCCCGTGCCGGTGACGGTGGTTCCCGACGTCACAATGGTGCCGGTGCCGGTCCGTGTCCCGAAGGCCGATAAAAAGCTCGTGCCGGAACCTGTGATCGTGCTATTGCTGGTGCTAGTTGTGACCGTACCGCTGATGGCCTTGCGATCCAGACCGTTAATGGCTCCCAGCGTGCTGCTGCTGATGGTGCCTGCGGAGCTCAGGGTCAGCATGGTCGCGTTGGTACTATCGCGAGCTTGTCCCGTACCGACTGTGATTGAGGTCGAGGACGTGTACGAGAGATTCAGGCCGAAAACTGTACCTTTGAGGCCCGTAATCGTCACCGCACCGGCCGAGGTCATCGTGGCATCATTGCTGACCGCTGCCGTATTGATGGCGCTGATCGGTAGCGTATCGCTGGCTTGCAGCTGTTGCAGCTGCCCTGAAACCAGCACCAAGGGTGTGCGGCTGGCCATGCCTGCTCACAGCAAGATGTAATCGAGGTCGATATCGATCATGAATTCCGTCGCTGAAATAGCTACACCGAGTTTCTGGACATAGTGGCCGGCGGTTGTCGGCGCCGTCGTCGTCATGGCGCCCGCCGTTGCATCACTTAAAAAATACACCGCACCCGCCGTCAGTCCCGATAATCCAGACAGAATGCCGCTGGTCTGATAGGTGCCGCTCGCCCCGTTGCCGATGGTGCCCGTAGCGACGGCTACAGCAGGCACCGTGGCCCCGGCGTCGGCCTTCGCTTTTTTGGCCGTGTCGGCGGCGCTGATGTAGACGATATCGCCAATGGCGTGCGAGCCGGCGTCCCCATTGGTCAGGCTGATGGTGTCATTCTCGGCGAACGGTCCTGACAGCGTGTCTCCCGACTGGAGTTGCTGCAGCTGGCCATTGACCAAAACGATCGGTTTGCGGGTTGCCATGCGCGAGCCTAGAGAAGAATAGTCGTAGAAAGACGCAGTTCGAGAGCTTGGTCGGAAACACTTTCGCCGACCAGTTGAACAATCTCGCCGGGGTTAGCCGGTGGCGTCGTGGTCAGCAGACCGGGCGTGTCAGCGAGATAATAGATACCACGGGGTGCGAGACTTGTTGCGCCCGTCACTGCGGACCAATCACTCAGCGACACAGGACCATCGAGTTGAGCGACTTCCGTGTTGCCGGGGGTAGCGCCGACAGTGGCCAGCCCGACGCAGTTGTGATTGTTGTCGGAAGCGTCGGCCCGGACGAAGCCGGTGCCGGAGCTGTGCATCGCCAGCGGCGTCCCGACCGAGAAGGCGACGTTGTCCTTGTTGAGACCGGGCAGCGACAGGGCGACGCCGCTGCCGCCGGGGTGGTTGAGGATGTAGTCCTCGATCGCCTTGATCTCGGCGACGCCTTGTTCCCAATCCACCTTGTCGGGGGACCGTTCCTGACTGAGACCTTGGCCTCGGCTGGCGGAGCGGCCGTCCCACGCCTCGTTCGGGAAGAACGGCACGCGTTCGGGCATGATTACTGATCCGTGAAGAAGCGAACGTTGCTGAAATCAATCGTCGTCGTCGAGGACAGCCCGTAGCATTTCACCGTGCCGCTGGAGGCAATCACCACACGCATATTCGCATCGCCGGTGCCGCCGGCATCCGGACACACGGGCAAGGCGATCGTGTTGGTGGGCCGCTTGCCCGAGGGCAGCGTGAAGATCGTCGTGCCATCCGTCAACGTGCCGGCGGTGGCCACGCCGGTGAGCATGACCTCGGTGCCACGCAGCCGGTACTTGATGGTGCCCGTCCAGGAATTGGACAGGGCGCCGACGCTAGTCCAACTGCCAGGCGACGGCACGCTACTATTGAGTTGCGTTTGCGTGGCGATGACTTCGGCAGCGAGCTGGTCCCAATCGTGACCGTCAGGACTGGCAACCGTGTTCGTTACATCATCGGCCGAGCGCGTCTTGCTCGTGCCATCCCAGACGCTGCCGGTGTATTGTGCTGGAACAAGCATACTAGTTTCTCACTTGTGAAAGCTGCGCAGCGTCTTGGCCAGATTGCAACGCTTTTGGTTGGTGGAGCTGAGATTGCCTTGCCCACAGAATTGACTGATGGTCATGCCCTTGGCCTTGGCCGCCTTGGTTAGGGCGCCGGGATGCTGAATGGCCTTGGCG